ACTGCTGCGCCTCTTTGCCGGCGGCGGCTATGAATTTAGACAGGCGACTTGGTTTGCCTGCTGCCTTTAAGCGGTTGATGCCTACACGCGCCTTGATGCTCGACCTAATTGCAGGTATCAGAAGCCTTCCAATTTCCCGAGCCACTGAACGAAAGACTTGCTGTTTCTTTTTTGGGAACTCAAGCACTGTGCGGATCAGTTTATCCGCACCATTAAATTCAAGTTTGTAGCCGAAATCGGCCACTAAACCACCTCTTCAGAACAGGTTATTTCTAGTATCTCGTTCAGGTAATCCACATTGGTGATGCTGCTAATTTCTAATACGCGCGAACCAAGCAGTAGCCGCCAAGTCTCGTCCATGCTGGCCAGTGCGCTGGCGTAGCGGATCCGCACTGTGTGACCAAGAGTTACTTGGCCTTTATTGACTGTGGCTTGCGTGCCACCGCCACGGCCAATCATCTCAGACCATACAGTCAGGACAGTTGTCCAGGTGATGGTCTCTTGTCCATAGCTGTCCACGGTCGCAGTAGGCGACTGGACCACCACACGATGCCGCATTCTGCCGGCTGGGATCACTGGTATTCCCCAGAGTCGTACAGAGAGAGAAGACTTTCCACCGCGTAGGGAACCGGCAAGCCTGCCTCCTGGCTGGCGGCTTCACGCCTGATGTACCAGTTGCCGACTAACAACAAAATGGCTTGCTTGATTGGACCAGGCACATCTGCGCCGGTCGTGCCAAAGCCAGCGTAAAAAGTGACCTCTACCGGGTATTTGCGCTCACTGTCGAGCGTAGGCCAGCCAGCGATTCCCCAGACGGACAGGACCGGTGGGTTGCTGTTGTAGGCTAAAAATTCTTCATCGGTCAGAGTCCACGATGTGGTGGTCACATCGTCCGGGTTGTAATAGCTGATTACTGGTGAGTAGGTTCCCGAGGTTGTGATCATTGGCCGGCGCATGATCTCGATATCAGCGCCATCGGCTGGGAAGTCCTCTAGCCGCATCCGCCATTGCTGGCGGATTAGCGCCAACCGTGTGGTGCGCTCGACATGATCCCGAGCGGTGGAAATCAACGCCGAAATCAGCGTGTCATCGTCCGAGTGATCCACTCGGATATGCGCTTTGGCTTCGGCCAGAGTGACCGGTTCAGATGCCGGCGCGGTGATCCGTTCTAGGAACATACTCACCTCACTTGCGTTTTTTGGTCTTCGGCGCTTCCTCGGTGGTCGTCTCGACTTCCGGCTCGGGATTGGCACCATTGCTAGCCACAGGAATGGCCAAACCTCGCTCAACCAGCCTGTCAGCTTCGACCTGATCAACGCATGGGAACAGTTCCCCTGGCATCCATGCTGTAACGGAATTGGCGAGCGCTTCAAGCAGTACTACTTCCACAGGCATATTCAGTACCTCCACAAATAAAACCGGTCCAGCGGAATCCCGCCGGACCGGTCAGATTAGCCCGGTCCCAATTGCGGGATTAGGCCTGGGTAAGGCGCTTCAGGGCACTGGAAATTGTGACCTTGGAATCAGACCGAGCAAGAGCGACAAAGGCGCTTTGGCCGTATTCCATGTACCTCTCATCACTGCGCACCAACTGGATATCAAGCGCATCGCGGATGATGAATTTGGACCAGTCGCCAAACAAGATGGTCTTGGCAGTTGTGGCAACACTGGATGCCATGCTGTTGTTGATCACAACTGGATAGCCGAACAGCCTGTCAGGTTCACCCACGATGTAGCTTTGGGTGAAGACTGGTTGGCCGTAACTGTCTTTCAGCTTGCGGATGGCAAGCAGAATGTTGTCATGCATCATGAACGCGCCAGCGTCACGATAGCCGCGATCCACCGAGTGGACCAACCCGAGCAGGTCGTCCACGGCAATGGCGGTTGCGCTTGCTGCGGTCACACCAGCGGCGGAACCAGTCACAGCACCTTGCGGTTGGCTGGAACCAGTGCCGGTGCTAAAAAACCCGAGTTGGCTTCGACCGATGCGCTCACCCAGCAAGTTACCAAGGATTTCGCCAACATTGATGGCGGAATCTTGTAGCAGTTCCAGGCTGGCCAGAACCAGCTTGGAGGTAAACTTGTAGGCGTTGAGTGTGACCTTGCTGAATGTCACATCCTGCGCGGCATAGGCGACATTTTCCGCCACCAGTTCACCGGTGTTGCTGGTGTCGTCCACGGTTGGAATGTCGATTGGGTTTCCGCTTGCGGTGCGAATCACCTGGGCAAACTGTCGAATCGGGCAGGTGTAGGCCAAAGCCGTTTCCAGCGAACGAATCAGATCCGTTGGGACCAGGTAACCACCAGCGGTGCCCGTACCAGCAGACTGGGCGCGAGTTTCCTTGTTGGGATTCTCGTTGAGTCGCAGGTTCAAAACCTTGTTATTCAGGTTGAACCCGATCTCGTTGGCAGCGCGGACATGGTCAGCGGTGCAAAGACCGGTTGGCTGAAGTGCCCAACCGCGCAAAGCCATGTCGCGGTTGCGATTGGCGCGGCGATCATTCAGGTCACGAACAATGTTCGGCACCGGAGTGTTGACGAACACCGGCTCGCTGGCGGCAGGCGGCTTGGGAAGTTCGTTCAGTGTTGGGATAGACCGGGCGGATGCTTGCTCAACAGCAGCGTCGCCAGGATCGGCAGCAGGATCAGCCATGACTTCAGCCTCCAGAGTTGTGACCTTCGCATCAATCTCGTTCACTTGAGCAACCAGCGCATCGAAGGCGGCTTGCTCTTCGGGTGTAAGTTGCCGCTCCTGCATGGCGGTCAATTGCGCCATCTTTGCTGAACGCGCCTCCAGCAGTTCTTCACGGCTGGCTTTGGAAATCACGATTGAATTCATCTCTTATGCTCCCTTGTGGTAATCACATGAAATCAAAACTATAGAACCTCACGAACTCAGAACCTGCGCAACCCAAGCACCTGCAAGATGTTTGTGTTCCGACTCAACAAAAAGCGGGACAATGAACGCAGACCAACTTCCGTCTGCGGATAAGCCGGGATGGATACCACTGAAACTTCCATCAAGTTGGCGTGCCGAACAATCCTGCGTCTCAATGGCTCATCGCCTTCAGGAGGCAACCACTCGTCATCACCTTTCGAGATGGTGAAGCCAAAAGACATTTGCGACACATCGCCGCGCCTGATTAGTTCGGCTGCATCTTTGGCATAGCTGGTTGATGGCAAGTCGATTTCAACCGCTAGGCCTCGGGTGTCTTCGTGAAGGCGTAGCGTGCCAGCGGATCGTCTACCTAGCACCAACCGTGTGTCGTGATCGAGCAGCGCGCGCACATCCTCGTTGGAATCAAGCGTTCGCTTGAATGCGCCAGGAGCGATGTACTCACGGAACCCGCCAAGGTTTTCACTAGGCTGGTTAAACACTGCGGCGTATCCGTGCAGCTTGTTGCCTTCGCTCTCCACCTCGGCAATGCTGCCGACGCGGCGCTCGATGTCTATTCCGGCGGTTGGCATCTGAACTCTCCCCTCTCGCTGAACCTGCGGATGCGGCCAGTCTCGGTGTTCTCCGTATCTGTCGAAATCATGTCTTGAAACGACAGGTGGATTGGCGGTTGTTGTGGTGGGCCGGGAGGTAACCGGCGCGGTGTTCGCGCCTCACCCAGAACCAGCAAGATCCCATCCCACGAGGACTCAGCCATTGAGTGGATCCATTGCATCAACTGGCTGATCACCAGCAGGCGCACGCGCACCAGGAGCGGTGTCGGTTAGCGGTTGCATGTTCGTCGGACTTAGGTATGTATCTCCACCCGGAATCGGATCCCATGATTCCAGCTTGCGAATCTGATTGACCGACAACCATCCCCAGTTGCGACCGATAGAATAAGACTTGTACCGTGTGAGAATGTCCGCGCGTAGCAAACCCTCAACGCTGTGTTCCCATGTGTACCATCCCCATTCATGCTCGCGAACCAGCTTGCGGTTGGCTTCCTGTTCAACCCGGATCAAATGTGGCTGAATACAGTCAGTTAGGAACTGAATGTTCTGCGCCTCGATGCTTTCGCCACCGCCGCCTAAACCCATCTTGGCTGGTGGAATGCCAAATATGCGGCAGACTTCCCTAACTTGGAATTCCCGAGTCTGAATTGTTTGCGCATCTTCAGGCGATGTGCTGGTTGGCGTAAACGTCAGGCCTTCTTCTAGTACGGCGATTCGGCCAGCATTGGCCAACCCAGTGTGCAGTTTTTCAAAATCGCTGCGCAGGCGACGGCGCGCATCGTCGGATAGTTTGCCTGGATGCGTCAGGACACCAGAAGGCCTTGCGCCGTTGGCGTAAAGAGTTCCGCCAAAATCTTGAGTTGCCTTGGTCAGTTCCAGTGAATTGCGGCAGAGATCCAATAGGCTGTTGCCATTGAATGTTCCACGCAAGACGAACATGTCCGCCTCGGGAACCCATGTGTCCGCGTCGTTGGCGTAGGGATCGGATTTGATTCCGTATATTTTTTTTCCCATCAAGTCGTCGGTCTTCTCGATGATGTGATCGGCGGAGATCTCTTGAAGATTCCTTGCGCCACCATCAATCCGAGAGATGCGAGCGTAGGCGACACCATGGACCAACATTTGAAATATCAGGCTAGACCTGATTTCCATTTCGTTGCGGTTTTCGTTGTACTTCCAGACATCGGCCTCGTTGCGGTCTTCGGCTCGGTTTCTGCCGCCATCGACCTGGCGGTGGTACAAGTGCAGAGGTAGACCACCCACGGTTTCCGAAATCAACCGCAGGCCGGCCAGCACCGCTGGAATGCCGAGGTAGTCCATCGCACCCGGTCGGCCATTCCAAGTTTGCTCAATTGCGTTGTAGTCGTTCAGCACTAGCGGACGACCACGCTGACCAGCGCCCAACAGGCTGGAAATACTTTTGCCAATTCGCTTTAGGATGCTGTCTGCCATATTCCTCGATTCTGGGAAACCAGACGAACTCAGAGAACCATCAGCCCGCCGGATTCATAGCCCGACCGGCTCGATACCTCATGGTGCCGCGCTCTGGCCATGCTCATCACGGACGCAATCACTGGATCGATCTTGTCACCGCTTTTGGATTTGTCCGGCCTGACGTTGCCGGCAGGATCCTGAACCATGGAAACATTGGTGAATGCCCAGCGGTACAGCGGATTTTTGCGGATGCGGACTTTGCCAGAACTAACCAGTGCCTCGAAATCTTTTGATGCTGGTGACATCGAGGCGAAGCCTTGTGGAAATGCCACCACCGTGTGGCCTTCGGATTGCAACTGATTGGAAAGCGCAACACTGTTCCACTTGTCCACTGCTATTTCGCGGATGTTGTATCGAGTCGCCATATCTTCAATATGCTTGTGAATCTGCGTGTAATCGATTACCTCGCCATCAGTCACGATCACATGCCCGGATTTTACCCATGGCTGAAACCGTGTGCGGTTGGCTCTCTCTCGGGTGGCCAGAGCGCCACGCGGCGCCCATGACCAGGAGTCGAGATAAAAGATTCCATCTATCGGCCAGACTGCGGCGATGCTGGTCAGGTCGGTTGTGCTGCTAAGGTCTAGACCGAGGAAACAATCTTTGCCGGTGAGGTCTGGCCAGTCGGATTCCTCGACCATGGCGGCATCGATCTTGTCCAGGCTAAACCATCTGGACTCAGCCGATACCCACTGGCTTAAAAAAAATTGCCGAAAGCTGATTTCCTTGGCCGGGTTTTCCTGCGCCTCACGACAGGCATTCGACAGAAATTCTTCCGAGACTGAGACACCCAAGTTCGGATTGGACGTTAGCCAGGTGTTGCGATCTTTCCAATCAGCTTCCTCGGGTGCGCCAAACAGCACAGGTAAAAAGGTCGGATCCTCAACGATGCCATCACGAATCCGCTTGGCGTAGCTGTGCGTCTGGTAACAAATGGTGTTCTTGTCGAAGCCTGAAGTCGAAATCAAGAACGACAGCGGTTGCCGTCTGGCTCCCATCGATGTGGTTAGCGCTTCGTATAAGTCAGCTTTTTTCTGAACCCACAACTCATCGAATATTAGCGTTGATATCGACAGGCCATGCGCGTTGAAACCATCGGCGCTCACCACTTTGTAGGTGCTGCCGTCTTGGGTTTCGATCACCTTTTTGTAAACTCGGCACATGCGCCGCAGGATCGGGTTGGCCAATATTGCGGCGCGCGCCACATCAAACACCAGGCTAGCTTGTTCCCGTGTGCCTGCCGCGCTGATCACCTGCGCTCCCGGCTCGCCATCGCAGATCAAACCGTAGAGCGCCACCGCCATGGCCAAGAAACTCTTGCCGTTCTTTCGGCCAATCTCTACATAGCTGGTGCGGTATTGGCGCAAACCATCCTTGCGAATCGTGTCGTACAGCGGACGGATGATCCGCTCCATCTGCCATTCCTCTAGGAGGAATGGTTGGCCTCGCTGCGGTCCATGGACATGCGTTAGGTACTGAGCGCAGAAGGACCGAAACTTCTCACTGGGAAGATTCTTTTTGGGTTTACTCGCACGCCGTCTCGGCGCTTTCGCCATGGTCATCCCAACGATCTCATGATTGGGTTGTCGCCTGCCACCGCCATCACTTGGTCTTCCTTGGCTCGACTGGTCACCTTGCTGCGCGGATCCATCAGGAGTTTGCCAAGCTGGTTGGCGTAGGCTGTTTCCATTTGGCGCAGCTCCTTGACCATCGGGTGGAGAGCGCCTTGTCCTGTGCTACCTGAAATCATCCAACTTTCCAGTGCATCGACTTCGCGCCTGATCCGCTTTAGCCTGGCGCGCTGGTGTACCAGAAGGAGAAAGCTTTCCAACGATGTGTTGCTGACATGGCCGGATTTTGTTACTTGTGAATGGAGGATGGTGTAGGATTTTTTTTCTTCAGGATTCAAATCCTCCGGCGGCTGGCTCGGGATTCCATCAACCACCATCGGCATCTTCTTTGTCGGCATCTGTCACCTTGGCAGAGAAAATTTTGATATCACTTCCAACGCTTACAACCTGATATCAGCCACTAGACTTTAAAAGCTGCCGAATTTCGGCAGAAAAGTTGGCTTGATGCAGGCTGGTCCTTCTTAGCAAGGCCTTAACCCGCACCATCCCCCCCACTTTA